TGGGAAGTAGACAACAACAAGGCCACTGTCCTTTGGGAAATAGGTCAGCAGGGCGGAGTCTCTGGAGACTGCTTTATCAAGGTTGCTTACGAAGAGGCTTACACCGATGCTGCCGGCGGGTTTCACCCTGGCCGCGTTCGCATCCTGCCGCTTAACTCGTCGTTCGCGTTCCCGGAGTTCCACCCGCATGACCGCGAGCGCCTAATTAGATTTAAGCTTAAATACCGCTTCTGGGGAACTTCTCTCGAGGGCACCCGCCAGGTTTACACCTACACGGAAATCCTCACCGACGACATGATTGAGGAGTATCTAAATGATGAACTTATTGACTCGCGCCCTAACCCACTTGGTGTTATACCTATCATTCATATTCCTAATGTTCGCGTCTCTGGTTCTCCTTGGGGTCTTAGCGACTGTAATGAAATTATCAGCATTAACCGTACGTATAACGAAACGGCTACGGACATTGCGGACATCATTAACTACCACGCAGCCCCTGTAACAGTTATCACCGGCGCTAAGGCTAGCCAGCTAGAAAAGGGCGCTAACAAGGTCTGGGGTGGCCTGCCAAAGGACGCCAAGGTCATGAACCTAGAAGGTGGCGGCACCGGTCTAAAGGGCGCTATGGACTTCATGGACCGCCTAAAGCGAACTATGCACGAGATGACTGGTGTGCCTGAAACCGCTCTAGGAACTGCTCAGCCTATTTCTAACACCTCTGGTGTTGCGCTGTCTATTCAGTTCCAGCCTTTGATGAACCGCTACCACCAGAAGATTGTGCAGTATGCCCACGGCCTTGAAAGAGTCAACGAGCTAGTTCTACGTACTCTGGCCGTCAAAGAGCCTGAGACCTTTACGTTTGACCCTAACGCTACTACTCCGCCAAAGCCTGACCAGCTAATGCAGCTAGACCCGGCTGACCCAGAGACCTACCGTACCTACTGCCACTTCCCTCCACCGCTGCCTCTGGACAAGCTAATCGTACTGAACGAAATTCAGTCTTTGCTGTCGCTAGGTTTGCAGTCTAAGGAAGGCGCGTTGCGTGACCTTGGCGAAGAATTCCCAGAGTCTAAGCTACAGGAAATCCGTCAAGAGCTGATTGATGACGCTTTGGCTGAGGGTTCTCTAAACCTTATCAAGACTGAAATCCAGAACGAGATTATGTCTCTAACAGGAATGTCTGTGGACTCTGGCGGTAACGCTATGCCAGCGGCTCCTGAGCAAGTTGCAATGGCGCAACAGGGTGCCGCACAGACACCAATTCTAGACCCTGCAATTATCGAAAACCTAAGACTAGGTGAAGCGAAAGTTAGAACCAGGCTTGTAACTGAAGCCTACGGAACTAGATTGCCGCAACGCCAAGTTCCTCAGGATTATCAAAAATAATGCGGGTTTAGCAACAAAATAATAAAAATCTCAAGTCATACTTGATATTGAAAACATAACGAGCGGTCATACGAGACACGGGTTTAGCCCACATGAAAAACGACCTAGAGAAACTAAGGATACACATGGAAACAGCAGAAACTCAGGCTGTTGCTGCAGAGGCATTTGCCGCTGAAGCAGGAGTCACACCAGTAGTAACAAGCACTGACGCTGATGCGCCAGCTGCTATTAACGTCACTGAAACCCCTACCACCCCAACCTCTTCAAAGTCATACACTGAAGACGACTTGGCCAAGGTCCGGGCTCAGGAAAAAGACAAGCTCTACCCGCAGATTGACAAGCTAAAGGCTGAACTCGAGGAGCTAAAGAAAGCTCGCGAAGAGGAACTAGCAGCCAAGACTGCGGAAAAAGAAGCCAAGGATGCGGAAGCACGCGCAGCGGCTGAAGCAGACATGGACGTTCGAGACCTTCTCAAGCAGAAAGAACTCGAGTTCAACGAGCAGTTGGAGCGTGAGCGTCAGGAACGCGAACGCGCCTTCGCGCTACTGGAGCGAGAGAAGCAATTCACAGAACTTCAGTCCTACAGGCAGCAGCTTCTAGAGACTGAGCGGGAAAACATCATTCCCGAACTTGTAGACCTCATTGCGGGCAGTACCCGTGAAGAGTTAACACAAAGCGTTGAGAGCTTGAAAGAGCGCTCAGCAAAAATTCTTGAGAGTGCACAAGCAGCGATGCAGAACACTCGCAGGGAGATGACAGGCACAAAGGCTACTTTGCCGCCTGCCGGGCCACTGGACATCAATTCGGAGCAACGTAACTTCACGGCTGAGGAAATCTCAGCCATGCCGATGAACGAATACGCTAAATATCGCCAGCGACTTTTGAGTGATAAAGCTCAGGGACGCGGGCAGGGTCTGTTCGGTAACTAACCTAAACCCAAGTCAATTACTACGTCTTTAAGGAGACAACCACATGGCATCAGGTATTACGGGAACTGGCAATTTAGCCGCAGCCCCTACCTCATACTCGGGTACTAACACCCAGCTAACTCAGGCGATTCAGCAAATCTGGTCAAAGGAAATCCTTTTCCAGGCTATGCCGATTCTTCGCTTTGAGCAGTTCGCAGTTAAGAAGACAGAACTAGGTGTTGCACCTGGTCTTCAGATTAACTTCCTACGTTACAACAACCTAGGAGTTGCATCGCCACTTGTTGAAGGTGTTCGTATGCAGACCAACGCACTGACCGCACAGCAGTTCTCAATCACCGTATCGGAGCACGGTTACGCACTAGCAGTTTCAGAGCTATTGCTAAACGCCTCGTTCGATGATGTAATGGCTTCGGCATCGCGTCTTCTAGGCCGTAACATGGCACTTTACCTAGACAAGTTGAGCCGCGACACTCTATACAGCGCAACCTCAACCATCTACGGTGAAGACCGCACCGACATGCTCGCTATCACCGACGGAACTGGTACCTTCAACCAGTACGCATACGGTACTCTTGGAACCAGCCGTGCTTCAATGACCGGTAACTTCCACTTGACCCCACGCACCGTCAAGGATGCAGTTGAGACCCTCTCGACCAAGAACATCCCAAGGCTAGGCGAGACCTACGTTGCTTTCGTGCACCCACACCAGAGCCGCCGTTTGCGCGACACTGCTGAGTTCATTGAAGTAACCAAGTACGCAGCACCTGGTAACTTCATGCTTGGTGAAATCGGCCGTCTATACGACACCGTATTCATCGAGACCACCCAGGTTCGCAAGGTTGCTGGTGGTGCAGGTACTTCGTACACCGCTGACACCGCAGTTACCCCAACCGTAACCCCTGGTGGTGGCTACATTACCCCAGCAGAGTTTACTGGTAACGGTGGCTCAGACCGCTACGACGCCATCTTCATTGGTGACAACGCATTCGGTCACGCTATCTCACTTCCAGTTGAGCTCCGCGATGGTGGTATCCTCGACTTCGGTCGTGAGCACGCCCTAGCATGGTACTCAATCTTCGGTCTTGGTCTAATCACTGACCAGGCTGTTGTGATTGCAGAAACCAACTAGTAACAATTTGTAGAGGGGGGTCAGCAATGGCCCCCCTTTTCAAACCAAAATCAGCTATTAATTAGGAGAATACACCGTGGCAACACAAAAAAGAGCAACCGATTTTACCGGTCGTCAGCGCGAACAGCTTCAGGCTGAAGCGATAGAAAAGCAGCAAGAAGCTGCAAACAAGATGGCTATGGCCACTGCTGAGGCAGCGTTTAAAGTAGAGCACGAAGTTCTAGACGCTACTAAGCCAAACAGAGTAGGTACCATAGTCGTCGAAGAAATCAAAAAGACCTCTGAGAACGCATCTGTCGTTATTCGTGTGTCTGAGGACATTGAGTCAATGACCTTTGGCGCAGGAAACTATTACAGTTTTAAGGCCGGTCAGAAGTACGAAGTGACCCCCGAGATAGCTAATCACCTCGAGCAAAAGGGTTACCTAGCAGCTAGACTCTAAGCCTATTTGCACACAGGACAGCGGGCTTAGGCCCGCTGTTTCCTTTTATCCAGACATTTTTGCTGCAGTAGGGCAACATAGAACTAGTTGATTTGTAAAGGGTCATTGATGGCAACTCTTGAAGAACTTGTAGCAAAGGTAAGGACTGAGCTAAACGACCAGTCTAAGCAGTTTACCAAGTCATTCACAGGCGACGGCACCACCAGGGACTTTAACCTGGGGTATAAGCCGCTAGACCTTACTACCCTTATGGTTACTGTAAATGGCACAGCTCAAGCCAACCCAACAAACTATACCGCCGAG